CTTAAAATGACGCATAATGCCGCTGCGTTGAAGCGCGCACGGCCAATTCCCGGTGCAAAACACATCAGTGGTCCAGAGGTTGCCAACGAGGCGTCAAGGCTAAATACCTTGAATACACGCGTCGTCCGCGCACCCTATTGATCTCTGAAGTTAATGCACAGGAATAAGTCTCAAACCAGGTGTAAGACTCCCTAGTTCTCTAGGCTTTAGTATCTGGAATCGCTTCACCAACAAAACAAAACACATGTTAATAAAATTATTATTATTATTAAAATGGGTTGTATTCTGGTGGTGTCCATCAGTATCCGACGCATCTAAGGCTATAGATGAGATCTTTTACAAGGTCTCACTTTGGTCATCCACAAAGGGTGATCTTTGGGTGATTTCTCACTTAAAGACCATCCGTTTGCTTTATACAAGACACCTATGTGGCGATCCAATTCTTTCCCTATCTAACAAGATAATAGGTATCAGGAAAGATGGGTTACCGAAGGGTCTCCCAACTCTTAACAAGATCTGGATCGAAGGGGTCATTGGGAACAAAACTGAAAATATCAGATTTGTTCTTACTGTCCTTTCGATTTCCCGATGCATAAAAGCATGGGGAAAACCAGACTTATCAAGTATTGAGAAACCTCTCGATAACCATATTCCTGAAGATTTAGTCCAGAGATTACAGAATTTCTTCTATATCTTTCATTTCAGAAGATGCGTAAACGCAGCTCCTCTTCCTATTAAGGAAGTTGAAACTAAGGACCTCTATTATTCTCAATCAGGGGGTCCGAACGGTCCAGCAACATGGTCATCTTATCTAGATGCGAGAGCTATCATGATTCACCATCCCGCAATAGGAGAAATCCTAAAACGGGGTAGTGAATACCTCTACTCTCTTGCTTATGGTTTAGGTAGTGTTATGTTACCACAACACCACTTTACCAAAGTAAGAAAGGGAGGTAAATATGATAACGCTCGAAAACTGAGTATTGTAAAAGATCCGGAAGGTAAGAATAGAGTGATTGCGATACTCGATTATTTCTCTCAAGTTTACTTGAAAGGAATACACGAGGTTATGTTTGATTATCTGAGAAGAATCCCAGAAGATCGAACATTTACGCAAAACCCCATTGTTAACTTCCCGGGTCCGTACTATAGCTTAGATTTATCATCTGCTACCGATCGATTCCCGGCAATCATCCAAAAGATGATGCTGGATGTGATCATTGGCCCAGAGAAAGCATCAATTTGGTACGACCTTCTTGTAACAGAGCCTTTCTGGTGCCCATGGGAGAACCGCTACGTTAAATACGCAGTGGGTCAACCAATGGGTGCCTACTCTTCCTGGGCAGTATTTGCCCTTTGTCACCATGTCATCGTGCAGTATGTATGCTGGCAATATAATTGTCCAAAACATTACATTCTGCTTGGCGATGACATAGTGATAGGAGGAGAAAGATTGGCTACTGAATACATGAAAGTCATGAATCAACTTGGTGTTGAAATCTCTCCTCACAAGTCACATGTATCTTCAAATACATACGAATTTGCTAAGAGATGGTTTCACAAGGGAAGAGAGGTTAGTCCGATACAGGTAAGTGCCTTCCAAGAAACTTGGAGGAACTATACTCTGTGTCTAACTACCTTCCGATCCTATCTGGAAAGAGGTTTCATTCCTGCTAATTTTGCACCTGCTGAAGAAGTCTTATACAGTCTGTTCATAGTTATGGGGGTTTTCCCCCGTAAGGCTATGAACCTTTACCACAAGGTAAAGACTGTGAATCACTTTCACCAGTGGGTCCATAACGAAAATATTGAGATTATAAGAAGTCTTATAGTTTCAAAATATCCGAATGAAGCAATGGTGCCAAATGCACCTGATCAACTTGAGATGTTTATCAACTCAAGGTTATCAGTAACATTTGAGAAGGTGTATTCAGCTCTAGGTGCCAAAATCGGGCGAGCTATTGATAAGGTTGACTGCAAACTTGCAGATCTCTTACCAACGCAACTTCCCGATGATGTAGATCTAGAGCGACTGCTCTCTGACGACTTCAGCGGATCATATGGATCCGATCTTCCTGGACCTTCCTTTGTTACGGCAAATCCTGTAAGTATATCAATTAGGAATCTATTTGATATTCTTGCAAATGACAACCGATTGGTTGCACCTGCGAGATCTTACAAGGATGCTGTCGAGGCTCTGGTTTTACCAGATCCTGAAAGAATAGGACCAGAAAGAAGAAAGACCCACATGGTTGCTCAAGTACAAGCCAAACTGGCCCATGAGCTCATAAAGAACTGTAAAACGCTCTTTAGAGATAATGGTCCAGGGTGGATGTTCGAGGCCCAATGGCTATCCAACCAAAGGGCTTAGCAACTGGTGGTGGTCGGTTACGTAGATGGATATACCTAATGTGTCGCTATCGAGGAGCCAAGTCCGCTGAAAAACGCGGAAGATACCTATATGGTATCCCGTGGACCTTAAGAAAGTCCTAGGGTAGCCCGGTAAATACGAACATTAGACTACATACATCGCTTCTGAGTCCAATTTGGCTCAGGCAGACTGCAACCTATATATGGCCTTCCGTAAACAACGGCTCAGGGATGAGCACGTTGGGGGTGGAAAGGCATTAGGCGTCATTGTGAA